GAGTTGATGCATTCGAAACTATGGCTTCAGGCAATGACACTGTTAGTGGTGTTGCTTCGAGTGGTTTCTGGGCTGGTAAATGTCCCAGTCCCAGTAGTATTGCTGTTACTGGAAAGTATCAGGAACAGTACTATCCTATGTATGCCTATTCCACCGACCGTGAGTTCGCCAATGTTGGCGCTGGTCGTGCTAGTTACATTAATAGTGCTGGTGGTCAGGCCCAGGGTCTGCCACTCAACCAGTTGACCACTCAACACATTACCGTCACTCAGGATGAAGAGATTGGTCGCCCAGTGGGCGCCAAGGCCATTAAGTCCGAGCCAGCCTAGTGATTTCCGTAACCTCCTGCATACGTCAGGCGCTTGCGCCTGACATTGCGAGCCAGAGTCACTTTATTAGAACAAATATGTGGGAATTATTTTTTCGCTTTTTTCTGCGCTGTAATCATAATTTATTCATATCGAATTGCTGTAGCAATGGCCTACCGCAAGAAGCCGTCATACCGTCGCACTCCTTACAATCTCCGTCGCAGGAGAGTTACATATCTTCGTCCGAGGACGAGGAGGATCAATTACGCCCCGATGATGGGCAGACGTAGACGTCGTTATTAGGTTAGGGTTTACATATGTATACCCCGAGCGAAGCGAGGTTAGGGTTTGCGCGAAGCGCGGTGCGAAGCACGTTAGGGTTAAGTTGCGCTTGCGCACAGAGTAGCGAAGCCGAGCCCGCTACAAAGGTGACAGTCTAATATTACCTGTCACCTTGTGCACCGCACAATTATTTTTATACCATTGACACGCGAAACCGTGTGACCCTTGGCTATTGTCTTAATTTTTTGTAAAATAAATTTCAAAAAAACCTTTAATTTTGAGTTTCAGTCATAATTTATTCATAATCCACTTACGGATTTCGTACTAATCGTTTGTTACAGAATATGTCATGCCAGCAAGAGGATCGCGCAACCGGGCATACTGCTTCACCTGCAACAACTACGCCGATGAACAACGAGATTTACTTAAGTCCCTGGATGACGCCGGGACAACTCGGTACATCGTATACCAGCCAGAGGTCGCCCCCACCACTGGTACGAAACACCTCCAGGGGTACATTGTCTTTGCTAATCCCCGAACGTTTGACGGAGTCCGAGTATTACTCGGCCCACAGTTTTCCATCCAGGTCGCCCGCGGAGACTGTGAGTCTAACTACACCTACTGCTCCAAAGAAGACTCGCGAGACGATTCAGCCGATTTCGCCGTTATCGAACATGGAAGCCGAGATTCTGTCCTCGGCACTGGAGCGGGATCAGGATCGCGTACAGATCTTGAGCTCATTGGAAAGCGACTTCGGGATGGAGCTACCGAAACCGATATCGCGTTCGATTACCCGGCGTCGTATATTATGTACACCCGTGGAATCCGAAGTTTTGCGCAACTCACGGTTCCAAGTCGCCGAGACCCACCAACTGTTTATTGGTATTGGGGACCCACTGGAACTGGAAAGACACGATCTGCGTCTGAAGAGAGCCCAGATGCCTACTGGAAGAGTGCATCCCACACCTGGTGGGATGGATACGATGGCCTAGCCGACGTTATTATCGATGACTATCGATGTGATTTCTGCAAATTTAGCGAGTTGTTGCGTATTTTGGATCGTTACCCTTATCAACTACAGATTAAGGGCGGAACACAGCAACTCAATGCTAAGCGCATTTACATCACCGCCCCACGTTCTCCCGAAGAGATGTGGGCTTCCCGGACTGAGGAAGACTTAGGTCAACTCCTCCGAAGAATTACTGAGATTAAGTATTTTGGTCCCCCTGTTGAGCCAATAATTATCGCTAATTGATTATTTCCGTAACCCCCTGCATACGTCAGGCGCTTGCGCCTGACATTGCGTGCCAGAGTCACATTTTAATCATGAGTCGAAGCTTTGATACGTTTTACACCGATTTTCGCCTAGGCGGTAAATCGAAGAACCCTTTCGCAGGCGGAAGTCGTAGTCACGGTGTTGACTACGGTAACGCGAATATCCTTTCTAAAGAACCTGATTGGCACTCACTTGATGATGTCCAATTAGCATCCGCCCTTCATGACTATCAACTTGCAACAGCTAAAACGCAGACTGGCGTGCGCCAGGCTCATTACAATTTTGCCCGTTCTACAAATCAAAAGACCGATTTTAAAGCATTGTTTAATGTTTTAGGTTCCTCTGAAGCTATAGGTGCGACCGCTGGATTTCAGCCAGGCAGGGAGTCACCGCATTACGCCATCCCTGATTTCGTTTATGACCGATTAGGCAGTAAGTATCGAGATTCTCGTCACTTTAATTCATTTACCATGGGTGGCCCTAAACGTAAGGCGTCCAGTTTGGACATTGAATCTGCAATGAAGAAGGCTAACTATGTCATTGAGAGCACTGATCAGAAACGTATCTCTCCGAGTACGTACCGTTTGCATGCGGCTAAGGCCGTTGATCTGCCAGGTTTTCTTGGCGATTTGTTTATGCCTACACTTCGCAGTACTCTTAATTTTGGTTTTGTGTCAAACAACGGAATTGGTACCCTTCAGAAAGGGTATGGTGGGCTTAACGCTACTTCCGTTGCAGGCCTTGCACCTAAGGGTGTATATCGAGGCATTGCTATGTTTAAGTGTAGGTTTACTGACCGTAGTCAGAATCGTCAAAGTCAGTATACTCTTAATGCTTCTCCCCAAGTTATTCAGACTAGTGTTGGTGGTGATGCTGTTCACAGCATTTATCGTCGATACAATTCGAATCCCAAGCAGGAGGATGCAGGTAACGCTTCCAAAGTTACCCAGACCGTTCCCCCGCAATTAGTTGCTGCTCATGTTGATGGTTCAACCGTTACTGGTACCAATCAGTTGACTCGATTGGGTATGGGTACTAATCTTGCTCACATGGAAGACCATGCGTGGCAAAGTACTAATTTTGTCCAGTCTGTTGGCAAACCTGCTACCGCCACTGGTAATATCGGTACATCTAATGTTGAGGATGTAACCGATTGGAATGGTTCAGTACCATTGTTGCAGGGTCAGGGAACCACTGGTTCTCCCTATTACTATCCTGCTTCTGTTAAGGACGCAATTATGCGAATCAAAGACGGCTTTGTTGAACTTGATATTTCGAATACTAGTAAGACCGGCTGTGTTATTGAGTTGGTTTGTCACTCAATGAAAAAGACTGCATCTGAAGTTACGGATCAGTCTTTAATGAATGAGATTTATAATTCATATCAGTATTCTGTGAAGGCTCAAGAGAACGGCAATACTGAATCTTCCACTACCAACCCTACTGGGGGTTGGCAAACTTTCTACGATCCTAAGGTACCATTTTTGCACGTACCTGCTAAGCATCGTAAGACTGTTGATGATATTGCACGTGAGGCTCATCGATCTTTACACGTGCTTGCTCCTGGCCAAACCAAGATGATCAAGATATCTCTTGGCAGTCTTTATTATAAGCTTGGTAATAAAAGCTTAGATCTCACAACTAACACAGGCAACAGCGGTGTTGTGTATTCTAAGACTGATAATGCTGGTTCCCTTTTATTTTCTATTGGTCATACTGGAGTTGATGCATTCGAAACTATGGCTTCAGGCAATGACACTGTTAGTGGTGTTGCTTCGAGTGGTTTCTGGGCTGGTAAATGTCCCAGTCCCAGTAGTATTGCTGTTACTGGAAAGTATCAGG